GCCCAAGAGCTTGAAGGTGCCCTCGGTGGGCTCTACTCGATTCTCGCTCTGGAACTCCAGCTACCTCTGGTGCGGCTCATTCTGGCCAACCTGGAGCGCCGCAAGAAAATCCCTGCACTCCCCAGCGACAAGGTGAAGCCGCAAATCACCACGGGCATCGAGGCCCTTGGGCGCGGCATGGAGCTGAACCGACTGGCCCAGTTCCTGAGATTCCTAGAGCCCTTCGGACCCGAAGTCCTGGCTCGGGAGCTGAACCTCGCTGACTACATCGCCCGTGTTGGAGCGAACCTCGGTATCGACACCGCCGGCCTGATTAAGACCCCCGAGCAGAAAGCTCAGGAGGCACAGGCAGCTCAACAGGCACAGATGCAGGCAGGGGTCATGGATGTCGCCGGCAAGGCAGCGCCTCATCTCGTAAAAGGAATGATGAATGGCGAAGGCCAACAGTAATGTCAAAGTCCACAACGTAGCCAACAAGCGGCGTGGTCAAGGGCTGAGGAAAGTCGTCGAGGCCCGTATGCAGGCCAAGGCAGACGCCCAGGTCACCAAGGCCGGCAGCAAGCCCGCCACTTCCGCTGGCTCTGGTGGCTCTGGCAAACCCCCGGTGGCCACCAAGAAGGCATCCACCAGCTCGTCCAAATCCACGCTCCCTGCGCGCACCGAGAAAGCGGCAGGCCGCGTCGAGAAGGACATGGGGGTTGCCAAGCGTGTACCCAGCAAAGCCCTTCCCGGCGCTGCCAAGGCAGCCTCAGCCGCGAAGCCCGGAATCCTGTCCCGCGTTGCCAACGGCATCCGTGGCGTCGTGCGAGCAGGCAAAGGCAAGGCAGGCCCTCTGGGGCTGTTCCTGACCGGCGCTGCGCTCTCGATGGAGGCCGGTCGAGCGGTCGACAAGGCCATCGCCGCCAGCCGTAGCAAAAGCAAGAGCGAAGGCTCCAGCGGTCGCAGTGGCCGTAACGCCCGCAACATCAAGTCAACCGCTGCTACAGCAAAGGCTCCGGCTGCCACGAAGGCTGCTGAAGCGCCCAAGCCGAATGCAGCGGCAAAACCTTCCGCCTCCAAGGGCTCTGTGCAGACCAAGGGCGGCAACTACCCGGTCTATCCCAAGAAGTCGTCTCAAGCCGCCTCTTTCCGGTCGGCCTTTGCGTCTGCCCGCAAGGCAGGCAAGAAGACCTTCACCTGGGAGGGCCGTCTCTACAACACCAAGCTGAAAGGCGAGTAAATGAGCGACGAGACCGTGATTGTCAGCCAAGAGGCTGAAGACGCAGAAGCTACCCAAGCAGCGCTGGACGCAGCTGAGAAACTGAAGGCAGGCGTTGAGGGCGGCGAGCGCCCCGACTGGTTGCCGGAAGAGTTCGACAGCGTCGATGCGTTTCTGCAGAGCTACAACGAACTGAAGCAAGGCCAGTCAGCCGATGAAGACGACGCCGAGGGCGACGACTCCGCTGATGGGAACGAAGAGCAGGATGACGAGCAGGAAGACTCCAGCCAAGAGGAATCCGACGGCATCGACTTCGACTCCCTGACCGAAGAGTACGTCGAGACTGGCACCCTGAGCGAAGAAACCATCGACAAACTGGTTGAGCAAGGCATCCCGCGTGAAGTCGTCCAGATCCATCTGGATGGCCTGAACGCCCAAGCCGAACTGACCCGCTACCGTGCTGCCGAGCGTTTCGGTGGTGAAGAACAGCTCCAAGCCGTCCTGCAATGGGCCGGTCAGAGTCTGTCCGAAGCCGAAATCGACCGCATCAACGGTCTGGTCGCGGCAGGCGACTTCGAGGGTTACCTGTTGGCCATGGAAGGAGTGAAGGCGCGCTACGAGGCGAACTTCGGCTCCATCGCACCGCAATCCATCCAAGGCACAACCACCCCGGTCGCTGACCTCTACGAATCAGCAGAAGAGATGAAGGCCGACATGCGCGACCCGCGTTACGCGAAGGACGAAGCCTTCCGTTCGCGTGTAGCCGCCAAGCTGGCTCGCACTCGCCGCGCTGGCATCCTGTAAGGCCTCATCTCCCTAGTAAGGAGGTGGTCCTCATATCTCCGGGTGCAGCTACGGATACTGCACAGGCGTCGCAAGGCCCGATGTGAATCGCCCTGACGCCAATCCTCCCTCCCAAGCAATACACCCGTCAGGCCTCTGGCGCGGCGTTTCCCCCGTCCGCCACTAAGCGCCACGCCCAAATCGCACGGGTTTTTCCCATCCCTCCCGCCCTCCTTTTCTCGCACTGGCAGCAGCCGGTGGGGGAGGGCTTTGTTCGCAAGGAACATCCATGGCTTTTCCGCAAAACCAAAACGTCTCCTTCCTGGGCCAGCAGAACCTGAGCGGTGACCAGCGCGCCCTGTTCATGGACCTGTTCGCTGGTGAGGTCATCACCCAGTTCGAGCAGAAGAACCTGATGATGGACAAGCATCGGGTCAAGACCATCAAGAACGGTCGCTCGTATGAGTTCCCGATGGTCGGTACGACTGGTGCGAAGTACCACGTTCCGGGTGAGATGATCCAGGCCGACAAGCTGGCTCACTCGAAGCGTCGGGTGACCATCGATGAGCTGCTCATCAGCCCGGTGTTCATCGACCGTCTCGACGAAGCGATGAACCACTTCGATGTGCGCTCGATCTACACCAAGGAGTGCGCGAACGCTCTGTCGAATGTGGCAGACCGCAACATCCTGCGCACCGCCGTGAAGGCATCCTTCATCACCGACGAAGCCGCTGCTACCGCCGCTGGCCTGAACCCGGTGAATGGCGAAACCTTCACCGCCAACGTCACTCTCGGCGCTGCCGGTGACGAGCTGAAGGGCGATGCCCTGGTTCGCGCTCTCTTCAAGGCCCGTGAAGAGTTCGACAAGAAGGACGTGACTGGCGAGCCGTTCGTCATCCTGCGTCCCGAGCAGTACTACAGCCTGTTCAACACCACCGACACCTCCAAGCTGTTCTACATGAACAAGGACGTCGGCGGCGTAGGCTCGATTGCCACCGCTTCCATCCCGATGGTTGCCGGCATGAAGGTCTACATGAGCAACCACCTGCCGAACGCCAACGAGTCCACCGCACTGGCGGGTGACCCGGAGTCGGCTGTTCGTCCCGGTGCCTACCGTGGCGACTTCTCCAAGGTGGTTGGTCTGGTGATGACCGAAGAGGCCATCGCAACTGTGAAGCTGTTCGACCTGGCTACCGAAATGGAGTACCAGATCGAGCGTCAGGGCACCCTGATCGTGGCGAAGTACGCCATGGGCCACAACATCCTGCGTCCGGCCTGCGCCATCTCCATCCTGAAAGTCTAACCAATAGGGGGGTCGTCTCTTTGACGGCTCCCCTTTTTTTTCGGTACGAACAATGCCTCTGACCACCAAGATCGATGCGGTCAATGAGGTGCTGGCCGGTATCGGAGAGTCCCCCGTATCAAGCCTGAGCAGCGGCTTCGTGACTGCCTCGATGGCAGCCTCGCGGATCGACACGGTATCCCGTGAGGTTCAGGAGTACGGCTGGTACTTCAACACCGACACCCGGATGCGACTGGCCCCCGACACCGAGGGGAACATCAGGCTGCCCGCCAACACCCTTCGAGTGGACGGCAGCGACATCCGCCGGGGAACCCTGGTTCAGCGCGGCCTGCGCCTGTACGACAACCTCAACCACACCTACACCTTCAAGGTCGCAGTCGAAGTCGACCTCGTTGTAGAGCTTCCTTTCGAGGAGCTGCCCGAGGCAGCAAAGCGGTACATCACGCTCCGCGCCAAGCGTCTCTTCCAGGACGACCTCTTGGGTGCCGTCGAACTCCACCAAGCTCAAACCCCTGACGAAATCGCTGCGCTGCAGACCCTCAAGCAGATGGACAGCGAGGTAGGGGACTACAACATCTTCGACAACTACGACCTTGCTGACTGGATTCGACGGGACATCTACTGATGAGCCTAATCAGCAAGACCATCCCGAACCTCATCAACGGCGTCTCCCAGCAGCCCACAGAGGTTCGTCTTCCCTCCCAATGTGACGAGCAGGTCAACTTCCTGTCATCTGTCGTTGACGGCCTGAAGCGTCGTCCTGGGACCAAACATCTGGCGAAGCTCCTCGACTCACCGAGCACGGGGGCCTTCGTCCATATCATCAACCGCGACCGCTTCGAGAAGTACGTCGTAGTGGTCATGGGCGGTAACATCCGCGTCTTCGACTTCGAGGGCAACGAGCGGACGGTCAACAAGCCCAACGGGGTCGGCTACCTGACGGCCCTGAACCCCTCCAAGTCCATCCGTGCGGTCACGGTGGCCGACTACACCTTCATCGTGAACCGAGAGCGCATCACTCGCGCCTACGACCCTAGCGCCGGCCTGACCCTGAACCCTGTCACGCAGAAGTTCCAGACGCTGCGCTTCAACTCGCTCTCCAAGGGGCGCGTCGACAAGTACTTCGAGGACACGAACAAGTGGCAGAGCTGCTGGGGACGCTACTCGGTGACCATCGCCGGGAAGACCTACAGCCAATCCTCCGAGTATGGGGTCGGCTCCTTCGCTGCCTACCTTGCGGCGAAGCTGACGCAAGACCTCGGTCGCCCGGTGGTAGCCAACGGGGTCGAGGTGGACATCCCACTGACCGGCTCGGAAACCGGCTGGACCGTCAAGGACAACTCCGGTAACGGCTCTCCGGTCATCTACTGCACCCGTTGGGAACCCACCCACGACGAGATGGGCACCTTCGAGTGTCGCTCTTGGCAGATGGCCTGTGAAATCGCCCCAGAGTCGGTCCTGACGTCGGTCGTGCAGAACAAGGTCATCGGCTACGCATCGGCCAACGGCGACCTCGTCCCGGCTGCCGAAGTGACCAACAAGGAAGGCATCGTCCACATTCGCCTCGGCGACTACGGGACGACCTACAAGATTCTGGTCAACAACTCGGTGAAGGCCTCGTTCACCACCTCAACGACAGACCGCTCCACCATCGGCACCGACAACATCGCCACCCAGCTGTACAACCAGCTCGCATCGGCTGGCCTGAGCAACATCGCGGTCAGCGTCAAAGGCAACGCGATTCTGCTGCGCGCCACCAACGCCACCACAGACTTCACCCTCACGGTACAGGACTCCAACGGCAACAAGTCCATCGTGGCTTGCAAGGGCAGGGTGCAGCAGTTCACCGATCTGCCGGCTGTCGGCTTCGAGGGCTTCACGATCCGCGTGGCTGGCCAAGACGGCGTCGAGGCGGACGACTATTACGTCCAGTACAGCGAGACGACCGACAGCGAGAAGACTTCCGGTTCCTGGAAGGAGGTCGCCAAGAAGGGCCTGCGCACGCGCCCGTCGCCCGACACCATGCCGCACCGGCTGGTATCCAACGCCGACGGCACCTTCACCTTCGAGCGGATCGAATGGGATGGCCGGGTAGCAGGCGACGAGACGTCGGCCCCCGAGCCCAGCTTCATCAACAAGGCCATCAGCGACGTCTTCTTCTTCAAGAACCGCTTGGGCTTCCTCGCCGACGAGAACGTGGTCTTCAGTGAGTCGGGCAGCTACTACAACTTCTACCCGACGACCGTCATCCAGTCCCTCGACACGCACCCCATCGACGTCGCGGTGACCAACGACAAGGTCTCGATCCTGCGCCATGCAGTGCCCTTCAACGAGACGCTGCTGCTGTTCTCGGACCAGACCCAGTTCATCGTCCGGGGATCTGATCGGCTCACCAAGGAAACCATCAACATCGACGTCACGACCCGCTTCGAGGCGTCTCTGGATGCGAAGCCTGTGGGAGCGGGTAAGAACGTGTTCTTCGGTGTCCGCCGTGGGACATACGCCAGCGTGCGCGAGTACTACGTCGACCCCGACGCCAAGGTCAACGACGCTGCTGACATCGCCAGCCACTGCCCGGATTACATCTATGGCAGCGTGGTGCAGCTGGCTGCGTCATCCAACGAAGACTTGGTGCTGGTCCTGACAGACGCCGACCCGAGCACCCTCTACACCTACAAGTACTACTGGCAGGGCAACGAGAAGGTGCAGTCCAGCTGGTCGAAGTGGCAGTTCGGTGGGGTCATCCTCGGGTTCAACTTCGAGAGTTCCGATCTGGCGCTGGTCATCGCAAGAGGCAATCAGGTGTTCCTAGAGCGAGTGACCCTTGCCAAGGATGACGAAGCCGAAATGCGAGGCTTCAAGACCGATTTCGTGCTGGACCGCCTGTGCTACCTCGATGCCGGCCAAGCAGCTCCATGGAGCGATGAGGACATGGTTGCCGTCGATGCCAAAGGCAACGTCTACAGCGGCGAAACCCTCTCCAAGGTATTGGTCAACGGTACGGCCAACACCAAGCTGTGCGTCGGCAAGCGCTTCAACAGCTACTACCAGTTCAGCAAGCTGGTCCTCACCGACTCGGACACCCGAGTGGCCCCCTTGGCTGGCCGGCTCCAGCTGCGCTTCATGACCCTCAACTACGTCGATACGGGCTACTTCAAGGTCGGCGTCCGGGCATCGACAAGGCCTGACGCGACTGCCGAGTACAACGGACGACGGATCGGCGGGGCTGCCAACATCCTGGGCGAAATCCCGATTGACGATGGCCGCTACCGCTTCCCGGTTCTCGGGGTGGCGAAGGACACGACCATCTGGATCGAGAGCGACTCGCACCTTCCTTGCGCCTTCCTCTCTGCCGAGTGGGAGGGGCTCTACCAACGTCACTCGCGGAGGTACTGATGATCCGCCAAGCGACGATTGAGGACGTCTTCTCTCTGGCTCCCCGGCTGCGCTCTGCAGACCGGGTGGAGCTGGCGGCTCAAGGCTAT